ATACTCTCTTCAGGTTCAAACTGTTCGAGCTTATGGATCAACTGTCGTACTAGCATCGTGACTGCTCGTACTCTGTAACAGCATCAGTGACTAACTGACGATGGATGTAGAAGAGTTTACCTAGGTCAACACCTTCTAACTCAGTCCACTCACTCACATAATCCCAGTTGTCCATATCAGGAGTACAATCAGCAGCAAATGTAGGGCATGAGCACAACTCATCCTCCTCATCTAACCAGAAGTGTCTACCGAAGTGCAATGAAGCGATCATGTGAACTGTGTAACTATGAATATTATACTCTCTACGCAGCATCCTGCAGCATAGGCAGTGCCACTCTATGAAGTGTCATATCATTCTCGTAATTGGTCACGTACATATGCTTTACTTGAGCATTGGCATGGTTCTTACCCTTGCCCCATCGTTGAGCATACTGATGAGGTTTAGTCATGATATGATAGTCCTTAAGGGCATTCATATAATAATCATCCTCAGTATGTACGAACAACCATTTGGATTTACTCTCTTTCATGCATTTAACTAAGCGTTCATGTAAATCCTCACCACCATCACCAGTGGTGTATCCTAAACGGTTGAGATAGGGTGGATCGATGAATATCCAGTCATTCTCATCAGCAATGGCAAATATATCCTCAAAAGATCCATCATTTAAAATGCAGTGCTTGAGCATTTGCATGTGCTCCCAATTAAGATTGCATGAAAATTTCTTGTAATGACCAAATGGTACATTGAATTTACCATTTTTGTTGTATCTCTCCATACCAGAGAAGCACAACTGTCTTACAGTGATGTAACTGACTGCCCACTTGTATGGATCACGTTCATCACCATTGATGTAATCTCTTGATTCATAGTACTCTTTCTCTAATGCATCATGATCTAATGTTTTTAGATAGCATACGTGAGAGAATACTTCTTGGAACATGATAGGATCTTTAACCTGCCTGTACATGTTCATCAAGGCAGCATTGATGTCACTCAACACTGATGTTCTATTCAATGCAAATGAGACCGCAGCACCACCACAGAAGGGTTCTAAGACCCTATCATATGTGTCTGGTAGCATTTGTCTTATCAGTGGTAGTTCTTTAGTCTTACCGCCTTGATATTTGACAATTGGTTTCATAGTAATACTTGTAGACCTTCATTGATTAGTCCCTTACTCTTTCGAGTAGGACATATACTAACAGATAGCTGCATTGTACCATCATCACGTTTGAGTTGATCGATACTTGCTACTATTATATCATCATTTGTAGTATTATGTACAATCAAGTAATCAAACTCTTCACCAGTATAGTTTCCAGTCCCTTTGTTCCTCTTTCTTCTAAGGTCAAGGGTATTGGGATTGTATCTCTTACCTTGAGGGGTGAATCGTTTAACCTGCAATCTCTTACTATTCCCCTCTACCATAAAATCCCAACCTTTATCAATGGTTGGTGATATGAGTTGGTACTGTTCATCATCAATGAACTCATACCATGCCTTTGCAAATGCATATTCACTTGCAAGTCCTCTTAATCTATGTGGTCTCATGTATTCAACACCCAGATCAATCTGATCACCATACATGTGAATATCACATAGTATGTCCACATGATCCACATGCCTATCTTATTATGCCTTGACCCTTTTTGATATGGGTGGCAACCTGCAGGTGTTTGATCCCATCCTGCTTGCATGTATTCTTTAGGATCTATTCTTGCCACGATGCTTAGTAATGAAAGTACGTGCAGACTGTTCGTTCCTGCATTCCTTAAGTATAGCACCATTATGGATAATAGTCAATTTAGTCTTACTATCCATGCATGGAACAGCATAGTATCCATCGTTAGTAGCAAATCCTTGTTCACTATCCTTATAGAATCTAGCAATAGATTCAAGTTCCTTTTGTTCAGGTGTTTTGGTCGATCTTTTTGTTGTGCTCATCCCAAGGGTGTACATAATCACGGTTTTCAATTGTGTGGATGGATAGGTGAGCATCTTTGCCCCATCTATTCATTTGACGGATCCCACCGAACCCTAGTTCTAAATCTTTATCAGTCCAACCTAGTTCCTTGACTAACTCTTCTCGTATGTAAATGTGTAGTTCACCTTCAACATACTTGTAGTCAAAATACTGGTCAATGTTTGGATCAATTGCCATAGTTATTTGTAAGCACCCCGATATTTATTATACTAGGGCTTGTTGATAAAAGTCTTCCTCTTGTTGAGATGTTGAAACTGGCACAAGATTACCAGACACAACAATCCTATCATGCGAACATGAATGAGGTGGTACGTAATGTACCTGCTCACCATCAAACACATGTAAGTTACCAACTTTAGGTTTAACCATTTCAGGTGGTAACCATGGATGTTTTATGTCTGGGAAGACAAGAGGAGAGCATTCAGGACAGGCATCCAGATACCACACAAAAGACCAAACAGAACCGTTATGGTTATGAGCCTCAGCGTAGTCACCTGGTCTGTAGATGCTGATCCAGAGATCCTCGATCTCCTGCGACGGATAGATGACATTTAATTGACCTAAGAGTTCATCGAAAAGATAACAATCAGATAAGTCCCAGTCACTCAAATCTGCTTTGACTGGTGCGTCCTCCCTTCGATATAAAGAGAGTTCCTTAATAATCTCTTTATAATTTATAGGTGGACGTACATAATACTTGTCAATCGTTAAGTTTTGCATCCTGATACTCTTTGAAGAAGACTGATTCCATTTTATATGCATCAATCTCCCATGGTTCATCCATGTACTCTGTTTCAGGGGGAACTGATTCTCCCTTCCACTTATTTACTACCTTGCGAGCATGGCATGAGAACCGTTGCTTGTGATCACCACGTAATCTCTGCTCTACATGACGTAGTTCATGGAATAATGTGGTTAGGTACTGTTCTTTGTTGTCCAATCTATTCTCTATCTCAATCTCGAAGTAACGAGGACGTGATAGATCATCAATGGACATACATGTACCATCATTACCTTGATGCCACAACCTTTTGTCTATAATATGTACAAATGAGTTGAAGCGATTGAGTTTACGATGCTGGAAGAACCACTGGATAGCTGCGCGAGCGATACGCTTGCGATTACCATACCCACCAAACGTGACATAACAAGACATGACCAATGAAGAAAATAGATGAATGAGGAAATAAATACGAGCTTTTCAGCTCCAGACATATCTTTCGCGTTCATGTAACCAACCTCCCTAACCTATCAAACTCCTTATCAAGAATAGGCACATATAATATGCCATCATCCTTTAACATAGAGAGTGTGTCCATAAACCATTTGTTGTTAGCAATGTGCTGATCTAATGGTAAATTAGAGAAGTAGGTTTGTGACCAATTGGAGAAGAATGGTGAATCACTATATGTTAATTTCATTCTTGGATCTCATCTAAGCGTAGACCACGATATCCAGAAGGACCAATTTCGTCCTCATCGTATGCTCTACCTAGAGCAATATTTAATTTCTTCTCTAAACTGATGTCATCAACATTGTGACGGGTTGCAATGACACTGGATTCAGTTGTGTCTGATGACCACATCATATCAATGATGTATTTGATCTCAGCAGTGTCCAATTCAACTTGGGTGACCACCTCTCTGTGCATTTCAAACTCCTCTGTGATGATTACTTCCATATTATAGGGGCAATTGGGCAGGTATGCTAGAAATACGGTCAGTTTGTAAACTGGCATAGTCCTTGTGCAATTCGCATCCAAGATATGATCTACTGTGTTTCTTAGCAACCATTGCGGTAGTGCCTGATCCCATAAAAGGATCTAGTATTATATCACCTGGTTTGCTCCCTGCCAAGATGCATGGTTCAATGAGGTCTGAGGGGAACACTGCGAAATGCGCTCCCTTGTACGGTTTATTTGTAACTGACCAGACACTACGCTTATTCTTCTTAGGGTATGATTTGGAAAGACCACTATGTGGCTGCAACCCTGTCCCTTTATTATGATACTTCCCTTGAGTTCTATCTCTGGTGCCCCAATCTTTTGCTGGTTCTTTGATTGCTTCATTGTCATAATAATATTTCCTGTTTTTACTAAGGAGAAAAATGTACTCGTGCGACTTAGTACATCTATCACGAACACTCTCAGGCATGGGGTTGGGCTTGTGCCAGATTATATCCTGTCTCAAGTACCATCCATCCGCACGTAGTGCAAATGCTAACATCCATGGTATACCAATTAGATCCTTCTCCTTAAGTCCATCTAATTTGTTACCACGTCTAGGACATTCATCAGGTAAGTCTTGCTTACTGTTGCTTACTGTCTGTTGTACTAATGCCTGACCTTTACCTGGTCTGTAGTTATAATAACTATCACCAATGTTTAACCACAATGTACCATCATCAGATAATACATCACGCACACTACTGAACACTTCCACTAAGTTTTGAATATACTCTTCAGGTGTTTGCTCCTGACCTATTTGATTCTTCTCACCACCATAGTCTCTAAGACCATAGTAAGGTGGAGATGTAACACACATCTGCGGTTTCTCTTGAATACCTGTTGTTATCTGTGCGTACAGGTTGCGTAGAGTTTCTCTACAGTCACCAAAGAGTACTTCATTCCTCATTTTTTAAATACTCCTGACAATATAAGGATTGCCATTGTTAGGGATGTCCAGAAAATAATGTACCACATAGTTATGCAAAGTTGAGGGCAATAGTAATCCGTTCACCATCAAATGTAGAAGGGGGAACAGAGTGTTGCAGATTAGATCTGAATATAATCAGAGTTCTTTCCTGCGGTGGTGCAACCAATACATCTTGATTTAATGGAGTATTCCGCACCTTATTCTTAGGTGGCAACATACTACCCATGTCAGGACGTTTAAAGTACGTAGCTGCAGCACCTTTAGGTACTTTAGCATAATATATTGCGGAGAATACATTGTATGGGTGCATGTGAAACTCTTGGTAGTTACCACTCTTATATACATTATACCATGATTCTGTGCATTCGTACTCTTCCTCCGATCCATAGTGCTTCGCAAAGTCTTGGACACACTCAGTTGCTTTATTAACTAACGTAGTGAACTCCAAATACTCCGCAAGATCAACAACATGAAAGCAATTATCTGGTGAAGATGCACCACTCAACCAACTGTCAGTGTTACCCTGCTTGAATATGCGATGTAATTCATCTACCTTCTTACATATATTATCGTTCTCACCCTCATCCAATAGGTTCTGTGCCGCATATAATCCCACTGGGAACACAAACGTCACATTGTTATTAACTTGTTGCACATTTATATTACTCATCAAGATCCTTTAGATGTGGTTCTACCCAATGATCCGTGTTATCAATACCAGCAGCAGTAACATACCGCATAATATGCTCATCAACCTGATGAAATATTGGATGTAGATCTAAGTCCATGTTGATGTCATGCGCTATCTCTGCAACCTGTGCTTCAGTCAAGCAATGGTCTTTATGTAATAGATCACAGGTGGGTATCCTCTTCTCTATTAATTCATTGAGATTAATTCTAATCTCGTAGTCTCTGTATACTGGCATAGTTGTATCTGTAGTCTAAAAGGGGTCTAGAAGACCCCTGAAGGGGTCTATCTCATGTAAAGGTAACCACCTGCCCAATCTGCTTTAGCAAGGCAATCTTCTCTTTCACGAATGATCCGCAAGTCATAGCGTACATGCTGTGCTGGTTTTGCCCAACCTGCAGGTTTGTACACTTCACCTGTCTTTTTATCTATGAAAGCATGAACACATGAATCACGATACTCATTACGATCTTGAAATGTATCGTACTCAGTCTGTACAACTTTCCAATACTTGCGTCCACTGCGGAGTTTGAACTGAAGTGGATTGTCTATTCTGGTAGAAAATTCAGATCTCTTGTGATACTCCACATAATTTTCATCTAATGCTCTGCATAGTTGCGCTGCCCACTTCTCCACTCTCTGTTCTTGAGTAAGTCTCTCGTCTGGAAACGTTAGGATTGTTGGAACTGCGGATGTCATGAAGAACCTCTTGGGTGTATGTACTTATTATGAGCTATAATGGTGTGTATGTCAAGCACTGCTAACCAGTTATTTAACTGTCACACTCATCTTCCTCCCAATCCTCATCCCAATCTATACTATCATCACTCTCTTCCCAGAATTCCTCGAAACATGCTGCATCCTCCTCATCAAACATAGAGAGGTGGTGATTTAATGTTATTTTACCCTGCAATGATCCAACACTTAAAGTACTATCACACTCATTAATACAGAACCCACGCATCAACCAATGTGTTATTTCGTGGTCTGGATATGATTCCATCATCATATCCACCAGTTCCTCAAACTGTTCTCGTTGAAGATGTTTATATTCAGTCCATGGATGACCTACATTCTCCTGCCAACAAGGAGTATTACCATCACGAAGCTCAAGCACGATCAAATACCTCTATTCTACCGCTTATCCATTGATGAGCATAGTTAATTAGTTCATCCTCTAGCACCATAGGTTCATTAGTAAACTCAATGAGATAGCCTGGTTGCTCAAATCGTAGCACATCAAAATCATTTAGCACACGTCTTGGAGATCCCATAGGCAATTCAACATTACCAAACGTAGCATCCTCCGTAGTAACCAATATAGAATCAGGAGACATGGGCATAAAATGCGTCTCTTTATCTATCTTATGTACCTCTCTGCGTAGATTTGGTATATGATCTGCATCTGGATCCCATCCAACACAAATGGCACCGCAATTATTTGTCAGTGCCGTAAACCTAGTGATACCAGACACTCTCATTGATGTATGAGATCCTGGTCTATAACGTAGATACTGCGGATATGTAGCAGTTTCGCTCATCCATACACCATCAGTGAACAGTAAGCATCTACTATGTAAGTAAAATCTTGTAAGGAATTCCCAAGGATACTCTGAAGTATCAAACATCTGCTTGATCATATCAACATGATGTTCTTTAACATATACTTTGTGCTCTTCAGGATCATCTCCGAAGAACTTAAAAGCTTGTTGGCATCCTTTATGATATAGTACGGTGAGGTTCTCGAAAGTATCCCTCACTGTTATCGCTGGCATCATCTATCTACTATTTCAATAAGACCGTCTTCGATTTGTTGTAACCATGACCTACCAAATTCCGCAACGTCTGGTTCTTCTCTTGTAAACTCTACCACTAACGTGGGTTTGTCTACTGTGATCTGAACAGTTGTTGTGTCTGATATAGGAAATGGAAAATGTTGAGCTAATTTTTGTTGGTTATACCAGCAATCATGCATCGGTATTATTATACTACCTTCTTCCGCTGGTGTAAAGGCCCCACTCTTTTCATAGAAATATACTCTTCTGTTAGTAGCGTGTAGATCCTCATATCCCTGACATGAAGCAACACCATCCTCCTCTTGTGATATTAATCTTGCAAGACCTGGAAATCTAAAGTGTGTGTATGCACCCTCGTGATACACAAAAGATTTGTGTGCAGGACGCAAACTGTCACTCTTCCATGTACTTCCGAACATAACAGTTCTATGATGTACCTGTAGTGTCTTACCAAATTCCCTTATTAACTTCTCGTTCTTGACAACTATGCCCTTCTTATTATTCTTGATGTGATTCTCAAGGACATCATTCTGTGTTAACAGAGGTATCTCCTTAAAAGGATCTGGATCATTACCGAAGATCTTCTTACCTTTACGTGCTCCAGTAGTACTGAAGACGGTCAACCCATGTGAAGTAATGCTCCTACCAAAGGAGTATTGTGCTATCCTTGAGTCCTGTGTTTCTGCAAATTGATACATTGCTTACTCCGCAGTGGCTTCATCTTCTTCTGCTAGTGCTTGTGTAAGTGCTTCAAACTGAAGGTCGAAGTCATCTTCATTATAAACATTAACAACTTGAGTTGTGTTTATAGCACCAACAACAGGATCAACGTTAGTTGAATCTGCTCTTGCTTTTGCTTCTCTATGACGCATCAAGTCTTCCATTGGAACTACTTGCTCTGCATCTAGTATATTATTGAGAGCAATAAGAGTACCAGACATATCAGCTTCTTCAAGTTGTCCATTTTTAACTTGCTGATATACTGCTTCAGCAATCTGAAATCTTAATGGTTCCTTATCTTCAGGCTCTAATGAATCTAGATCCATAGGAATAGGTCCATACCATTCATCATTCTTAAGCGTACCATCATTAAAGTACACTTCAAATGTATTGTCTTCTGGATTGAAGTTAGTTGCTTTATAAGTTGGAGCTACATCAGCGTCCAATCTAAATTGTACGTCGATATTCTCGACATTTGTTGTAGTCATTAGTTTACTTGTCCACCATTGATTGTACCAGAGGTCAACTTGTTTATATAGGAGACTCCATCAATAGCATTTCCACCAGAGCCAGGTGTTCCTCTTCCACCTCCACCTTGAGCAGTGGATCCCCATCCACCACCATTACCACCTGCTACTGAACCACATCCTGAAGCTCCCCCACCATTTCCTGCTGCGCTTGCGGAACCACTCTGTCCATTGTTTCCTCCTGTTCCTCTCTGTCCTCCTGGATATCCAATACCTCCACCTCCACCGCCTCCTTGTGACGTTGAGAAATTTTGATATGTTGCTTGACACTGACTTCCCTTCATACAACCATATTGTCCTGTATTCTGATATGTACATTGCCCACCACGGCCACCGCCGCCGCCTCCACCGCCTCCAGCGATTTGACCATTATTAATTAACATAGATTCTTCTCTTACATATAATCCAGTTTGTCCGTTCTGTCCACCATTGGTATTAGATGTATTTTGTCCAGCTGAACCATTACCACCTTTACCCAGTACACGTTTACCACCACCAACAACGATTAGTACCTTAGACGCACCAGTTATATTAGGTATAGTTACATTGCTCTGCCATGAATTTACATTCACAACACCATAAACATCAGCACCACCTTGAGTATTATATCCAGAATATGATAGAGCAGTATCTAAGTCAAATGTATAACTATCAGCTGCTATTGTGGTATAAGATCCTGTTTGTAGATCATCAGTATTACCTCCTGTACACTCCATCCATCTAGTATTAACTGTCGTAGATGAACCTGCGTTATTATTATTCAGATCAAATTGAAATCTATACACATCACCTTTATGAACTTCTCTCCAAGTTCCACCACTCTTAATATAATGTTGCTTGGCTCTTCTCCAAGTACCACCACTATCTTTAGCGTGGATAGAATGAGTTGGTTCCCAAGTACCACTCTCTTTTATCCATGCATTACCACCAAGTAGCTCTGCATATTGATTAGAATAAGGTAATCCCATTAGTATCTATACCAAACATCTCCATTTGAACCACCAGAAGGTGCACTTGTACTTATCCATCTTCTACCGTATGCATTTGATTCATCACCAATAGTAAATGTAACTCCACCTGTAGTTGAGTTAACAGATCCATCGTGGAAACCTGCAGGATTAGCAAATGATGTGACACCAGTATTACTAATAGTGATGGAGTTTGCACCATTAGAAACACCAATACCTGTACTCTGAGTGATAGTTGCCTTAGCAAATCCACTCGCAGAACCGATCAATAATTGACCGTCTGATAGTGTGTTTGTATTTATTCCAGTACCACCATACTGTCTACTGATCGTAGTTGCATTCCAAGTACCACTGGTAATAGTACCAATAGTAGCAAGAGATGATGCAGATGTCAGTGATCCAAGCGTATCTATTGCAGATTCTATGGTAGCTTCAGTAGTAGCATCTAACGCATCAATATTTTTTAATGTTGCAGTTCCAGATGCATCAGAAATTACATTGGATGAACCAACTGTAAGATCATTACCGATTGTCAGACCACCTGTAAGAGATAAATCATTTCTTATAGTTGTTGTACCAGTTGTAGCACCAATTGTAATACTGGTACCAGCACCACCGATATTTAATGTAGTTGCGGTATTATTTAAAAGGTTGAACGTTGACTGTGTAGTAGTAATGTCACCACCATTAACAGCTATGTCATTGGAGAATGTAGCAACATCAGTAACACCTAGTGTGCCACCTAAAGTAGTGCCACCCGATCCAACTTGTAAGGTTCCTAGGTTGTTAATCTTAATACCTAGGTTATTATTAAATTCTAAATCACCAGTACTATCAGTAGCACCAGTACCACCAGTTATATGAAGGTTACCAGTGTCACTTAGACCAAACTTAACCCAATCACTACCTGTGTAGTAACTACCTTGATGCTTTCCTCTTGTTGGGTTCTCACGTAGTTTCCAATCACCTATGTTTCCCTGATCAGATGCTGTTGGATCTGCTGCAAAAACGTCAATGTTTTTCTGTGCTTCAGAGGAAATACCAATGGTAATATCCTTAACAGTCAGTTCTGATTCAATAGTTGCTTCTTTAACTACCCTTAACTTACCTCTAAATTCACTCTCAAGACTGTTAGATTCAACAGTAATCTTATCCCTAACGATGATCTCATCGTAAGTAGGACGTAAGTTAGCAGTTTCACCAACAATTGATAGTGTAGGAGTATCAAGGTTTGCTTCCTCACCAGTAACAGAACTAATCTTAGTGTTACCTATGAATAGGTCACCATTACTGTTAAGTCCAGAGTAGAAGGCAATACCACCATTCTCTTTCTGTGACTGTGAAATTAGAACTTCTGCTTCAGTTAGAACTCTATTCTGTACTGAAGGTAGACCAGTTGAGTAGTTACCTGGACCATAACCAACATATTCAAATGTATGGTTACCAGATCTTAGAATAGATGGTCGTCTTAATTCTGTGTCAGTACCACCTGTTGCATTAACAGGTATCATTCTGACTGCTTGATCTAACTCTGCTGCTTCACCATCTCTTGCTTCAAGAGTAATGAAGTTTGCCTGAGCACTATCACTAGTGGATGCGTTGACGTAGTTGTTACGTGATTCAATAATGAAATCACCAACAGATTCCTTAGTAATAGATAATGTCTTATCTTCAAGTCCTGTACCAGAATCAGTAGTTGTAACTAAACCAATAGTAGTATTACTTGCAGAAGATGTTCCTTCACCTGGATCCTCTGTTGGGTTATCTTTATCCAGTGTTGGATATAGATCATTAATATTCTGAGAGAATGCGAATGCATCAACACTAGCATTGGTTGGTGATACACTACCTTTTAGTAATGTACAGTAGAAAATACCATTTTGTATTGACTTCTTAAGTTCTTTCTCAGTCTCAATGTCATAGATGTAATAAACATCACCGTATGACTGACCAGTAGGTACGTTTCTAGGTTGTATAATATAACCATTGATAGGATCTCTCTGTAGATCAACAGAACTATCTACTTCATAACGTACTCTGTATGTTCTATCCCTAGAAGATCTATTATCTGGAATACGACGCATGAAACCTGCGCCAGTGAATAGAGAGTTACTATAGAAACTATCATCAGCTAAGTGATAATGAATACCCTTATATCCAGTAGATGCTACTACTGTTGAACTACCAGATGTAGTAGCAGTTACTCTTACATACCAGGAACTTAGTACACTATCCCATTGTATTGGATGATTTGGATCTCCTGCAACATATGAATTTGCAGTAACAGCTGTGTATACACTGTCAGCAGGTGATGCACTACCATCAGGTGATATCAATGCAGAGAATGTAGTTGGTGCAGAGTTATTATTTGAATCAATTAGAGATACTAATAACTTATCTTGCTTTCTAGCACCAATGTTGAAACCTTGTAGTTTATATGGTGGTTTAGTTGCCTGAGATGTATATCCATAGAGATATAATCTTGTGTCAACAGAACCAATATAAGCCCATACAACAGTACCATCAGTTGCATTACCACTTGTATGAGTTGGTCCTCCTCCTGCTCCTGCAGTAACACCACCAGCTACAGTATAATATGCAATTCCACCGTTAGTACATGTTGCAGCAGCAGCGATAGTTTGACCAGTACCCCATGCAGCATTATTTCTTGCAGCATTTTTTTGTACCTTTTGTACATCGAATGCAACATAACCAACAGGAATCTCATTAATGACACCTTTGAATACATCAATACCACTACCTGTTGATCCACGATAACCCCTATTCAGAGTTAGTGTACCATTACCAGCAATAGAAGATACTTGATATGCCTCTTGAGCATCATCTTGAATGAACTTAATGTAATCATTAACTTCTATACCATGACTATTATTACCAGGTGTAGGAGTTACTGTCTTATTATTAATAGTTGCAGCAAATGTATATGCTCCAACAGCACCATATGTTCTTGCTAATTTCTGAGGTGGTATGACATGTGTAATCTTACCAGCTTTATCCTGTGTAAATGGTGCTCCTTTAAATCCTTTTGCTCTTAGTGCACAGGATCCAAAGTTACTGTTAGAGTTAGTAATTGACTGGTCACCACCACTTAAGGCAACAAAGTGATCAGCAAAACCAACAGCAAAGACTGATACTGCCTGAATAACAGCATCATTTGAACATTTTACATGGAAATTTCTATATTCAGCCTTGTATATACTGTCTCCATCAGTGTGTCCACCTGCTTCATATGCAGATCCATTCCACTTGATGAATGCATTGTCATCTTTCTGTAGTGATACACCAGTAAACTGAGCAACAACCATAGATTTGAATCCAGTTGCTTTAGCACCATCAGCGTGCATACCACATGTACCCCAAGTAGATCTTAGAGAACAGTTGAATATGTATGGTGATGATGAGTCTACGTTATCAACTTCTACCTGAACTTGACAACTATCTGTTGTTGGGTTACCAGATGGTGCACCTGATCCAGGATCTTTAATGATGTATCTAAATTTAGTTGGTGATATAATTTCACTGACAAAGTAAGATCCATTAAATCTTGCAGCATCAGTTCCTGTTACACCACTAATAAGAATAGGAGTACCTACAGATAGATTATGATTAGCAGTTGTAGTTACTTGTGCAGTTGTTGTGAATACGTTAACATTAACATAGTCAGTTATGATACCACTAGATGCTGTATCAGCAATAGTGACAGGACCAGCTAAGTTAGGTCCAACAATTCTATTTTCTTCTACTCTTGCTTGTAACTCATCAGCACTTTGAGTACCTGTAGCATCAGGAATATCAGAGAATGCCTTAGCAATCTTCTGATAGTATAACTCAAGATCATTCTCAGTTAAAGCATTACCATCAGTACCAGTAACACCTGACTGTACATTATTACCATCAGCATACTCAAAACATGTTAGTTTATGGTGAGAATATGTTGGTGGAGATGATGCAGATGGCTGTGCAGGGTCTTTGTATACACCTGTAGAAGGTCCATCAAAGAAACTAAATTGCCAGAAATAGCAACCACCAGTTACCCTGAAGATTGCAGATCTATCAATAGCACCAGCAGCAGGATCGGGAATATATAACGGTCTAATCTTAGTCTTTCTAAGATCCATACCAACAAGTGATGTACCTCTAGGTACTATTACACCACCTTCAACAGAGTTAAATCGGTATAATACATTGTTTGGATTAGGATTACCACTAGCATCTTGTAAATCAAAATTAGTGGATGAACTTAATTCTGTAATATCAGCAGGAATATATGCATTACCTGATGTGTTTGTACCTGGTCTATTATCTATTGTATAATCACCAGGATATAATACGATAGTAAATGATTCATACGCATCATTAAACTGACCCGCCCTATAAGAAAATCTAGCAGATTCTATTAATGCCCTTTGAATAGTCTTAAAAGGACGGTTAGGTGAGTTACCTCTATTGTCAAATGAGTCTGATGCATCAAAGTCATCGGGGTTGACATATAGGCAACGTCCAGTTTTTGATGTAAAGACGTTCTTTAGTCTTGTAAGTGCCATCTTTTACTATCTCTATGTTATGAAGGGATCTCAGCAGTATCTTCAAAACCGATTAGAGTTGCAGATACAGCAGCAGTTGATTTAACATAAAGTGATTGATAAGTACCAAGTACTAATCCTGTCAATTCAAAAGTTTTTTGGTTATCAATGGATACATTACGAGCAATATACTGTGATGTTTCAACATCACGAACTGCAGAAATTAACAGTTCAACACCATTAGCATCAATAAATTCTGTTGCTGGTGTAGTATTACCTGCAGCTGCATACCTATTAACGGTAGTTGCTACTGGTGCATTATTAAATGCAGTAGACTTTGCAGCACTGTTGTTGTTTTCAGCAACAACTTCACTAGCCACGTCATAGATGGTTTTGTAGTTGATATTATTCTTGTACTCATAGTTCTGGAAATATATTATTCCAAGTTGTGAGTCAAAGTATCTAACCCTACCTGAGTGACCATCTGTTCCACCAGTACCAGCATAAGAAGGACCAGCAGATATTGTTCCACCACCTGCTCCAGTTAGAGTAGTATCACCTGGTAAGTCAAGTCCTTTCGGATGGCTCATGTTCCTTATCCAAAGTTTGCTGTTACCAGAATCCCATCTCTCAACAATGGCAGTCTGTGCAGTAGGAGTAAGTCCACTATTCGTCCAACTGACAAGCTCACCACTTGCAAATGTTCCTGTAACACCACCACCTTCTATTACAATTGAAGTTGTATATCCATTTTCTGTAAATGAAAATGCACTAAAACTAGCAGGTGTACCTGGTTGGTTACCTACAGCATCTAATTGCAATGCCTGAGTTTGTTCAGTTACTGCTATATCCACAGTAGCTGCACTACCAGTATTATTAGCAATTATTAATTTACCACTCATCAGAGTAGCACCAGGACATGTGTATATGTTGAACCCCTGAGTTGCGGTTGCAGCTGTAGTTCTTAGATTAGAGTACGGGGTAACAGATGGGGTGAAGTTTGCCAGTACTCCGACTTGTTTGACGGCCATGAGTTTTAATTAAATGAGTGGAAGTAGACTTTTGCCATTGATACACCGCTTCCAGTTCCAGAATTCAGCGTGGCAGTAGATCCTGTCTGTGGATCTGTTAGAATAATTTCTCTGGCAGTGATTTTACCACCAGTTTTATTAACGGGATCAGTTGTATTAATAGTTATATCACCATCAAACCAACCATCTCCAGATACATCTAACTTGTAACCTGGAGTTTTCCCAATACCAAATTGACCACCACCATCTAAGATAGCTTGGTCAGCACCAGCATCATCAGTAAAATGTAAAGCCGAACTTACTACACGTTTCTGAATAATAGATTTTGATGTTCCAGCATCTCCAATTATAATTGAAGAACCTGTAGCATATATAGATCCTTCAACTTCAAGATTGTATGTTGCAGCTGCTCTACCTACACCTAATTTACCAGAGGCAGAAGATCCAAGTTGATGTGCAGTACCGTTACCTACAACATTACCACTAGAAGTGATGTCAGTAACAGCATCAATTGTTCCATTGATGTTAATACCTGTTGCACTTGTTGTGATACGTGCGGTATCGTTATGATATACTATAGAGTTAGTAGTGTTAGCCTTAAAGAACTTAACAGTACCAGCAGAATCAGTGATCTGTACATCAGCACCACCAATAATTAATCCAGTAGATGTGTCTAAGATGGAAGATACATCACCACTATTAGTATATTTGATCTGCAGATCGTCATCAGTACCTAATTTAATAATCTTATCATCAACCATGTCAATGTGACTGTTGGGGATAAGATCACCAGTTATGGTAACAGTTTGGTTGGCAACTACCGTATTATTAAATGTTGCTGCAGCACTAAAGGAAGCAGAACCATTTACTGTTATACTATCAGCAGCATCAGATCCTAATGTGGAATTACCAGTTGAATCAAGATCACCAATGCTTAGTGTTCCTGAGAAACTAGCATTATTAAGAGTTTTATTATTTAACGTCTGAGTAGCACTTAAGGTTACTAGTGTGTCCGATCCAGCAACTGCTCCATTAGAAGGTAAAACATATGTATGAGTTACACCAGCAGGTATTGATTCCGTACTAAACTTACCAATCTTTGAATTATCTGATGAGTTTGGTATTACAAATAAAGTATCTGTAATTGCTAAAATAGAACCTAGACGTATTTGACCAGTGCCTTGTGCAGCAATAGTAATGTCTAGGTTAGTATCAGCAGCATCTCGTGCTTGTAAATTAAGAGTAGATCCAACCTTCTGAAGATTGAGTCTAGCATCACCCATTGCAAGTCCAACTTGCCCCTGAGCTTCGGAAAACATACCCGTAGAGGTTTTCCCTTCAAAAGATAAACCTGGAGTAGTATATGTACCTGAAGGTACAGCTCGGAATATACTACCTACAGCCGATCTTTTATTTTGATCTGTTGGATCCGAATTATCAAGAAGTAACAGAGTATCTGAACTAGATACGCTTCCTGCTTCTAATAATGTTAGGTCAGATATCTTACGTGTTGCCACACTAAGTCCACAATAAAACGTTCAAGTCTATTTATAACTTCTTCTTGAATGTAAAAAATCCCTCTGACCCTTCCCAGTAGCCTTTATCCCAACTATGGTACTCTGTAGCGAATAATTTTGCCTGACTTTCTAACTTTTTGCCCTTATATGTACAATCTGGCATCGATGCACCATAGAATGCCATGTCATCAGGTACAAAAGAGAAGATCATATCACATGCTGGATTCTTTACTATCAGTATACCAACGTTATCATTTAATACTAAAGGTTGGGTAACCTCTACTTCCATCTCTCTGTATGGTTTGTCAGTATAGTTATATCGAGATTTAGTTAGGAACTTACGATCATCTATCTTTTCATGTGTTACTATTATATGTGCCCACTTTGTAGGGTTCGATGATGCTTGATGCCAATTATCAAAGGTTCCTTCAAACCATTGGCAAAATAAATCTAATTCCATTTGATTGGACATTTCCGTTCATTGTTTACTCTTTTCATAATTATATCCCATGCATCAAACATAGTAAAGGCTCTGAACCTATTGTTCTGATTAAGTTGCTTAACCAAATGTTTAGGTGGATCTTTCTTCTCTAGTTTGAAATCAGAATCAGATCTCTTAGAATATAGTTTAAAGTAATACAATGGTGTGCCTTTGGGTATGAACACATCATTATCTAATACTTTAACTCCTACTACGAGTGGTCTATACCATACAGATATAGGAAAGGTAGCAGGTACCAAGTCCAATCCAAACCTAGACAGCAACGGGTGAGGAATTTGTTCAATCCATACATCTTTATCCTTTGTCCATAATGACATTGTATACTTCATTTGGATTTCTGGCAAGCTGCCGCTTAACCAATTTTCACCTAAGTGAAAGTAATCCTCATATGATGCTTGACTTAGGTTAGTCTCTATAGTATTATTCTTAATCTTGAACCCAAGATCAAATGGTTGATCAACCATCCAACAGTTATCACTCCACTTCTTCCATGCAGGACATTTGGCATGATCATATTTCATATCATACCCTACCCTATATTTCGTTGGTGGATTTACATATTCAGGTGGGAATGGGTCAGTCTCTTGTCCTTCTCCTATTCTATATGACCAGTATACCTTCTTCACTTTTCAAAGTAACTGATATTTAATACCATCCTACGTTCAACATCAGTAGCAGGAACACCTCTATGTTTGAGATTAGTGTCAAATATGACAGCAGTATTTTTTTTACTCATCACCTTTTCGCCAGTCTCAAACTCTGTATAACCATTGTTATCATTTAGGTATAGCACACATGTCTTACTTGGTGTGGATATTTGCCAATCTGTATGCCACTCTTGCTCTGGTGCATTTTTATTAGTGGCATTTAGTTTTACCCTCAATATTGCAATGATCCCTAACTTATCAGTAGCACTCATCAAGCACCTGTTGATAGTAGGGTTCATTGCACTAGAAAACTGGTGATCAAAATACAGTAAGTTTACATACTGTTCTGGTTCCCCTTGTGATTGTGTCCAAAACCATGGAAAGTTTGGACTATTGAATTGATTGTATAGTTCGTTAAACGTACCAAAAGAAAGAAAATGGTCAACCACCTGCATCTTCTTTCTCCTCCTCTTCAATTGCTTTATCCAATTCTTCTGAAGAAATAACACCTGTTCCAAGACCTTTGCCTGGTGGGTTCTTCATGAAAGGACTATCAGGATGAGGTACTTTAGTTGGGGCTGAGGTTGTCTTCTTAAGATACTTAGCCTTCAATGCCTTCTTACTTGGCTTCTTACCTTTGTTTGCTTTCGCTTTCTTAATTACTTCTATGGCATCACCAACTGTAACTATATCACCTGCCATCTCATCTGGTATCTCAACACCAAAACATTCCTCTAGGAACATGACAAGTTCAACCATATCCAATGAATCTAGCATTAGATCATCACCTAACTTAGAATCCCAAGTTACTTCAATCTCATTACCATCTTCATCATTTATCCTGTCCATCAAGGTTTCCTTGATAGCCATCTTTGCTATCTTAAGCATGGTCTGCTTAGAGATGCGTTTCGATGCCTTAAGCATCGCTCTGATTTCAGAGTATGTCTTGTTGTATGCCATTAAACGTACACTACTTCATCGTTAACGCAAGATTCCCGAATAACATCAAGAATACGTATGAATTGGTCACCATCATCACATTCTATGATTTTGGAACGACCATCACTACTTAGTAGTGTAAACCTTTTCTTAGGAATGTCAACAGTCACTTTATCAAGGTACTCCTCTCCAAGATCAAGATACATAGAAAGATCCAATTAATATAACTTACTATAGCACACCCAGATCAGTTTGTAAAGTAGGGTATGTCACCTTGGCGACTGGCACGTCTGTTGACCTCTTTGGCTTTATCCAATAGAGCAAGACCTGCTTGACGATTCTCCTGTAAATGTTGCATCATGTTAGTATTATCTTTATCTTCTTTAACCAATTCTTCGACGTAATCGTCTAAATGTTTAGCAAGAATGCTTTTTAAAAACACAGCCTCCTGCTTTGTTATTGACATGTGGAAAGTCATTTTGAACTTTATGTACTACCATCAATTCAAATGTATCTCCTCACCAGCAACATTTACGTTGCCACCTGCAGAAATATTAAAATTACCACTAGTACTTAATGAGTTGTTACCAGTGACACTAACGTCATAACTACTATTCGGCAGGGTTGTATCAACCATAGATTTTGGTTGCCCTCCCTCTATACAGTCGTAGGAATTACCAAGAACATTCTCTCTGTGTTTTCCCTTCACTTCAGTGAATTTATTACCCACTGTTTTATCATAACGACATGCGACTGCTTCTGATCTTATGTTGCCCTCAGCATATGTTGCGATTGCACCAATAGGATTAGTTTGAGTAATAGAGTGGAACTTATCCACTGTTTCCTCTCGGTTTTTATGATTTGATTCATAAAATGTACCGATGTTCTCATATTTAGTAGATTCGACCCTAAAAGTCTTGTCTGTTTTGAATGCTAGACTAGTTTTTGTATTAAGACTATACACTCCACCTACTGTTAGATTGTAATCACCGTCACATTTTGTATTCAAATCACCTTCACATTCTATCTCAGTATTACCCTCAACAGTCATCCTAACATCACCTTTAACATTGATAACTAGGTTGTGATTTTCTGGATCATCACCAACATCCACAGTCATACTCTCAAGAGCTCTCATGTGTATGTCCTTATGAGCATATATGTCAGTACTACCCTTGACATCCATGTCAATATAGTTTTTAGTAGTACCGTGAGTTAGACGAAACCTTTCACCTTTCGGTGTATTGTTCATCTCAATATAATGACCACATGATGTACTTTGTACAAAATTCTTTGGCCATACTACTGGATTGGATACTGAAGACCCTTTCTCCTCTGAACCCCCTGTAAACCCTGTTAATTCGCTCATGATTCTTTCTCCAGTGCAGGATGCCCAACACAATCAATATATGTGGTTAATCCTAGGATCTGTTCCTTAACCTTAATAGGTCCAGCATAACTATACCCCAGTATAACAGATGCACCAGCACCTTGTCCACCCTCAGTATCCTCAACCTTTGCTGTAACAAAACCAAAGATCTTTTCAGTGAGATTAGGTTTAACTAATCTACCCTGATCATCTACAGTATAGTCACCAATTTTCTTTTTATCAGGTCCAGTACCTACTGTTAGGATTGGTTTCTTATACCCAGTACCTACATTAACAGGTTTAACCTCTTCAACTACAGGAATAAGATCACCACACTCAGCATATACTGCTTTAGCATCATCTGGTACAACCAGGTCAGCATACTTCTCATTATAATTGAGAGTGAAAGTATCACCAGATACTGTCTGCAATACCATACCATTTTCAACATTAACATGCCATGAAGGATCTAATGTAGCAATGACCATCTCATCATCTGAGTAATCAGTGTCAACTACCTGCATTACCTCTGGTTTAGCAGTATCAACAGTACCATCAGCATAAGAGACTAAGAATAATAATTCACCATTCTCAACCTTATCTACTAAAGTACCCTTTGGCATCTTATAGTTATACTGCTCTTTAGGACAGTATGTTTCAGCAGGATCAAATCCATATCCAATACCAGGATCGATCACATCAATAGAATCTACCTTACCATCTACAATATTAGGTTTAAATACAGCACCTCCACCTTCAGGTTTATTACATGTAAACTGTGCACGAACCTTGGCTTCAAGATTGACATTCTTACCTTTCTTTCTTACCCACGAACCAACAATAGATCCAATTCTATCAACAATAGGTAATGCTTTGATAGGGGCAGTTGATTCTAAATTATCCCATACCATTTCAGGGAAACATGGTTTTATGATTTTATTTCCAGAACCACAATTCAATGATGCTGATGGGAAACCACCATTTGCACCAAGTTTAAATGCTTCAAATGTCTCTAGTGGACCTTTAGTATTAAAAGCAGCAGCACCAATACCACTTAGTTTACCAGCAGTAGATGCTAGATCAACTAAACCACCAGTTTTTGCATTAAAAACTTTTTTCACTCCACCAGTAACTCCAGCAACCAATCCACCTTTCAATATATCCCCTGATGTAGGAACAAAAGATCCTGGTGGTTTGATTGGGAATTGCTTTGCCTTTGCTGCAGCTTTATCCTTACCCTTTGCTTTAGGTCCATTACATGTTTCATATACAGTAGCACCAAGAGCACATGATAGTTGACCTTCACAGAAAAGATCCATGATTGATAGAGCATCCTTAAGTAGTGACTGGATCTTATTCATTTGATCCTTAATAGCTCCCATCAAACCATCAATCATAGATAATGCACTTTCAATCAATCCCAACAACTTATCCATGATGGCAGAAAGGAAATCTTGTATTAAACAAAGAAGAGCATCAAGGACATTGTTAAAGAGATCGGAGAGTAACCCTTTAATAAAATCTTTGAGTTGTCCTAATAGATCTGCGAATACACAATTAACTACCTTAGCAAGACTTTCAAGGTTAGCTTTAATTGGACCAGTCAACTTAGGATTTGGTATGGAAACCTTATCCAACTGCTCACTAACCATCTTATTAACTTGTGATAAAGCAACACCTTTAATATTACTGGTTATACCTTTAAGTTTAGCAGTAATACGAGCAGTTGTACTATTAATCTTACCAGTAATATCTACAACCCTACCAGTATATTTGTCAACAAAATCTCCTATATCATTCTTCTCGACCCCACGAGCAAACTTCATGAACTCAAGTATTGGACCTTCTAGTTTAGTGGTAGCATCAGTACCACACTTACCATTGCCCATATGGACAGTATAACACTTAGATTCTTCAACATAAGTTTGAAGTTTACTTGGTACCTCACCTTCACCTCTAGGATTAACTGTTGAATCCTCACTCTCACCTGTTGTTTCACTTGGAGTTTCAACAGGTACTTGATTACCAGTTTTAGAATCTGTTGCAACAGTAGATCCACTTCCAGGAGCACCAGTACCTTGTCCAGCATGAACATTAGGAACATAGTCAGCTGCTACAAGTTTAGGGAAAAATTCTTCTTCACCCTCCTTCTCTGCTGTTTTATATGCACCTTTAGGATTCTCATCACCAATAGCACCCATGACTATTGGTACCTGTGCAGCTGCACCATCCATAAAGAATCCAACAACCCAACCATTAATTTGAAGTTGATGTACTGTACCAATACCAGATCTTTGAGGGAATATACTAGGCATCATTACCATAGACCATGGTAAATCTTTAGTAGGAAGTTCCTTTCTACTTGGATTGTGGTATCCTATAATTCTAACTTTTACTTTATTAGTTTCATCCTTATCATCTGGTTCATCCTTTGTACCACCGCCACTATTCTCCACCTGTCCAACCCACCAGTTGAACCCATCTTTACCAATAAAATTAGCAGTTGCTTCGTTCATTATTTTAATGTACTATCAGTT